GAGCTGGCGGAAGTCATACTTTTGTAAGTGGTGTTACTGATGCCATTACTGCAGACTCTGGTGGACCATTTACTGCAGCAACAGGAACAACATATAATCCTTCAAATGGTAATCTAGAATTAGAAATTGGATCACATAGTTTGACTACAAGTAATACAATTAGTATTGCTGATTTTGGAATTACATTTACTTGTGATGCTGATAATCATTCTTCTAATCATCCATATCCACGTCCTACTGACCCTGCGTCTACTAATACGTCAGATATGAATAATGGTGTTCTAGCAATTAGTGCTGTAACTGGTACAACAATTACAGTTAACGTTAGTGCAGTTACAACATCTCAGGCTGCATATCCAAGATCAACTGACCCTGCGTCTGGTAGTAATTTGGAAATCCTTGCTGCTGATGCAACAACAATTACACTTAATGTTGGTGCTACAACTAATGTTCAAGCACATACATTTGTAAGTGCAGTTGCTGCTGGAATAGTCTCTCCTGGTGATTGTGCTGATGTTAAGGAAGCAATTGATAGTTTAGTTGAAACTGCTAATGATATCATTGCTCCTACAAATAATGACTTTGCAATATCTGCTGATAGATTATACTTTAATAGAAAATCAATTGCTGATGAAATAACAACATTAGTAACTAATGAATTCCAATTCCAATTAGCAGAAGGTGGTCCTTACTACAATGCATTCTTATATCCAGAACCAGGTGGTGTTCAAACATGTCAACGTGACCTATCTCTTATTATGTTGGGTATTATTTCTGACTTACAAACAGGTGGAAATAATAGCACTATTGCTGCAATGGAAAATTATCTATCCACTACAATGCAAATTAACTACATCGAAGATGAGTTATTAGCAACAACATATGCTATTGAGCAGATGAAGTGGTTAGGTGAGCATGCAATTCTTAATAGGTTGTACACTAAAGATTCTAATGAGGTTCCTCCATCATATAACTTTAACTATACTACTATAGAAGCATATAGAGATGGATTAACACCAGTTGATATGAGCCCAGTTGTTACTAGGTTTAAAGAATTGGTTGATATTGCTCTTAATATACTTGCTCCTGGTAAGTTGGCAATGAGAGGTGCTGCTAAGAACTTACTTTATAACCAGAGTTACTATAAAGAAGAGATTACAACTCTTGTAACACAGCAGTTCGGTGCTTCTGTTTGGTTGTATGATGATTGGCTCAATACCATTGTTACTAATTTAGTACATGATTTAATTACAACTGATATTACTGATACAGTAGTAGCACATAATATTGAAATTGAAAATGTTACTGGTGCTTTTGAAGTTGGTGAGATGATATTCAGTCAAAGAGCTGGTGGTGGATCTGCTGTAGTTCTTGAATATAAGAGTGAAGGTAGTTTCTTAGTTGTTGGAAAATGGTATGGTTCTCCTTGGGAAGCAAACGATAGACTAGAAGGAACACGTTCTGGTGTTGTAGCAAATGTTAAAGTGGGTGGAGTTGGTTATCCATATACTTGGTTTAACAAACCAGCAAATGTTAGAACTATTACTTTTGCTAAGAATATACAATCTAATATCCAAGGTCAGGTATCTGCACCTAATTTATTCTCAAATCCAGAGCAAATAAGATTTAATTGGCTTCCTGGTTATATTGTTATTAGTGATGATTTTGCACAAGCACCAGATGGTACACAAACTGCAGAAAAATTAATTGCTTATCAAAGTAATGGTTATCACTATACTAGTAGAAACTATAGTTTAACATCTTATGATACGTGGGATGATGGAATTATTAAGTTTGATGATACTAACAATAGTTTTGACGAAGGTGGAGCAGCTACTGAAGATGATAATCAGCAATATACATTCTCAGTATTCTTTAAAGGAGATGAATTTAATAAAGTTAGATTCGGTCTTGTTATGGATGCTGGTACAGTTGGTCAGCAAGATGTATTCTTTGATTTAGATCTTGCTTCAGGAACTGCTGGAACATTATTCCAACCTCAAGGTGGTATAAGTGGTGATGATTATGGTTCTGTTCCTTATGGTAATGGATGGTATAGAGCATATATTACAACAACCATATCCTTTGGATTTAGTGAATTACGTGCTCAATTCTTAATGTATGATGCTACTAATTCTTTATCATACTTGGGTGATGGTGCAAGTGGTATGTTTATGTGGGGTGCTAAATTATCTGTTGGTACTATTGACCCATACACTTCTCAACTTGGTGAAATATTCTATGCAGACACAGAGTATAATGTTAAGACCTATGCTTTAAGTGCTTTAGAAACTTATGCAAGTCAGGCAATAAGTGATACACTCACATCACCTTCACCTGCTGCAAGTTATATTAAGTACTTTGATGCTAACTCTTCTGCATACTATAACGATAAGTCAGTAACTAGATGTATCAGAAGTAACTTAGATATTCTAAAAGGACAACTAGGTTTAGATACATTCTACACTAATATCACTGTTAACAATGGTATTAGTATGCCTACCTACACATATGGAACTAGAGAAGTACCAATTGGTTTAGGTGGTGGATTAAATGATTCTGATTACTTGTATGGATTTAATAGTGGTGCATATGCAGAATTAGAAACTATGACTGTTAATGAAGGTGAGATTGTTAACATCTATCAGAGATTACGATTTGATGCTGAGATAACAGATGGACCATTCTGGATAGGTGAGACTATTAGAAAGGTATCTGATAATGCTGTAAATGGAACTGTTCATGGATTATGGGAAGATGAGAACTACAGATACGTAGATGTGATAATGAGTGCTGGTACATTTGCAGCTCTTGATATAGTTGAATCTGATAGAGCACAATTACCACCAACAGGACAGATTAGTGTAATTACAGATCGTCTTCAAATTATAGACCTTAAGGGTACATTTGAGGCATCGGTTCCATTTAAGGCATACACTAGTGGTGCAACTGCTACTCCAACCGAATTTATACGTACAGAAGCTGCTGTACTTGATAATACAGGTGGTACTTTAACAGTTGATACTGAAACTCTATTAGGTTCATTTGAAACAACTTCTGTTGTTTATCCTGAAGTTTCTAGACAATATATTGAAGTTAGTAAGTTTGATGGTTTTGATATATCAGTTGGTGATAGAATCGCATCTGCTGGATATACACGCTTGGGTATTTCAGTCATTAGTGGATTGAATGAATTTACTGTTGGTAGTAGACTTTATAAGGTTGTTGGTGGTATACAGGACTTTGATAATTATGCAATAATTTCTGAAGTTGATCTAGATAACAACTTCTTATATGTTGCTGATTTCCAAGGAACACCTCTTACAAATGGAGATCTCGTAGGTGATTATGGAGTTGGAAATAACTTCCCAGTTGGTTACGCATCTGTAACTACAAGGGTTGTCACACCTGGTGCTGGTTCAGCTTTAATTCAGGATATACGTGATAGCGGTACTCTTAAGAGAGTTTATCTAAGTAATATCAAAGGAACATTTGTTACTAAGGATGCAATTATCAGTGCTGATGATTATAAGGCAATCGTGGTAAATAAAGTTCCACTTCTCGCACGTGTTAAGAGAGCATTTAAGGGATTTGATGGAGTTCAAACTACATTCAAACTCTCTACTGGTAATGGTACTCAGTACCTACCAGATCCAGCTGGGCATCTTCTTATATTTGTTAATGGTATTCTTCAACCACCTGGTGCGTCTGCTGCTTATACAGCGTTCTCTGATTCTATTCAGTTCACAGAACCACCAGATTTAGGAGCATCATTTACAGGATTCTACGTAGGTAAGTTGAGACAGTTGGATGATATCTCATTCGAGTTTGACTCCTTACGTCAGTCATTCAACCTCAAGCGTAATGATGTATTCTACTCACTAACGCTTACGGATGGTGTTCAGTCCACAACTATCAGACCTGAGAATAATATCATCGTTTCACTTAACGGTGTTATTCAGGAACCAGGCGTTGGTTTTGAATTGGTTGGTTCACGTATCATCTTCTCTGAGATTCCTCGTGTAGGTTCTACATTTGTTGGATTCTCCTACGTTGGTTCTGAGGCAGACGTTGATGCTGCTGAAGTTATTCCACCTATCGAACCTGGTGACTTTATTGATATCCAAGGTGAGACATCAGACAGAGAGGTTGCTGTTATTGAGTCTTCAAACTCTCTAATTACATTTGACTATCTTGGTTCTGTGTTCGGACAGAACGCACAAGCACAGGCAAATTTAACTTCAGGATTTATTAATAGTGTACAGGTTACTTCAGGTGGATCTGGATACACAAGTAGACCAAATGTTAGAGTTGACTCTATATCTGGTTTTGAAGGAGATATTAACGCACTAGTTGGTGTCGGTGGAGTTGTTATTAATAACCAAGGTACTGGATATCAAAATCCTAATATTGAGGTTGAGACATCAGTTCCTGATGATTGGACTGCTCCTGACCTTTCACAATATGGTGAAGAGTTAGTAGACCCTGAAACACCATAAATAACTAAAAAATGTAGCGAGTAATGGCCAAACAATCACTAAATCTTGGTACGGTAGCTAATGATAACACAGGGGATACCCTGCGTGGTGGAGGCGACAAGATTAACGACAATTTTAATGAGATATATTCCGCAATTGGTAATGGTACTAATATACAACTTAGTGTCATAAACCCTGCTGTTGGTCAAGTTCTCCGCTATAATGGTAGTAATTTTTTACCGTCAGATCTTACAACTTTAACATCGGGACTGGATGTAAATGGAAATTCTATCATATCCTCAAGTAATGGAAATATTGCTCTCGCTCCCAATGGGACAGGAGATGTTACTATCTCTGCTGGCGGTGTTACTGCTACTTTTGATGGTGCGACTGGAGATTTTGACTTCCCCACGAGAATAGGTTACAAAAATGAATTTCCAGCATTGGGTAATGCACCTTCTGCTGCAGCTTATGGTGGATTTTTCTTTACTGTAGATGGTGATGATAATCCATATGTTAACATTAATATTACTACAGGTGGTGTTGGTGATGTAAGAGCAAAACTTATTACTGAGTATTCTAGTGTTGATTTATTAGCAGATATTGATACAACTACTGTTGCTCCTACAAATAACCAAGTTCTTAAATGGGATTCAACTGCTGCTAAATGGAAACCAGGTGATGATGCTGCTGGAGTTAGTTCTGTAAACTTATTTGCTACTGTTGCTGGTGATACTGGGTCTACAACTGCTAATAGTCAAGTTGATACATTAACAGTTGCTGGTGGAACTAATATAACAACAACAGTTGTTGGTGATACTTTAACAGTAGATTTTTCTGGAACTCTTACTACCACATTTGCTGCTTTAACAGATACTGATGTTGGTGGTTTAGTGCAAGGAGATTCATTATTTTATAATGGTACTAATTGGGTTGTTACACGCAGTCCTATTACTTGGTGGGAAGTAAATGCTTCTGGTTCATCTGACTATACATTTGCTGGACCTGGATTTTCATCTGCAACTGCTGATGCAACTCTTTCTGTTATGAAGGGTATGACATATGCTTTTGATAATACTGTTCAAGCATCTGCACACCCATTTAGAATACAGAGTAGTCAAGGTTTGAGTGGTAACCCATATACTGCTGGTCAAACTGGTAGTGGAACTGCTGTTCTTTATTGGACTGTTCCTATGGATGCTCCAGCTATTCTTTATTATCAGTGTACATTACACGCTGCTATGAATGGCGTAATCAACGTAATCGGTTAATAAAATATGGCAAGAACTGTTCCTGGAAGTGGTGCTGTAATTGAACCTATATTTGATGAAGTTTTTGGAGTTCGTGCAGTAAGAGTAGTTGAAGGAGGGGATTCATATTCTCAAGAGGATCCTCCACGTTTAACTATTACTGGTTGTGGTACACCTGACCAGGCAGCATTACTGTATCCTATTATTGATGAAGAATCTGGTAAGATAATACACGTTAGAGTCTTAGAAAGAGGTAAAGGATACGATCCTTTAAGATTACAAATAATTCCATCTCAGGATACTCCTAATGTTGTTAGTTCATTTGATATTAACAAGATATGGCAGACTCATCCAAACTCTCCAACTGTAGGAACATTTAGTGCCAACTCGGATAGGATTACTATTACTTCTGATAATAGTCCTAAGCCTTCTATTATAGATCAAGAAAGAGAACCAGGTGGTCAAAGTTACTTAGTAGATAGACCATTTAATCAAGAATTTATATTCAGGGGTGGTAAAGATGTACCAGACCCTAGTATTAGAGAAGAACAATTAGATAAAGTTACTGGTATATTAGCGAACGGTGGATTACTTCATACACCAGAATGGGGTCCAGATGGAAGTCCACCTCCAGGATTTACAATAGATGCTGTAAAGCATACTCATATTAAAAATAGTAGTGTGCATCATACTGTAGTTGATAATGCAGTTTATTATTATCAGTCTAGTAAAACTATTGGTGAATTCGCTTCTAAAAATGGTGTTTTTGAGTGGGGTAAGCAACAACAATTTACTTGGAATATTAAGGTAGAATTTGATAATGTAATGTTGCAAGTTGAAAATGTTGATCAAACTTTAGGTGTTGTTGAAGTTGGTAGAACAGTAGATGAAATTGGAGGTAATGGTAGAGGAGAAATTGCAAAGATTGTAAAGAATAATCTAGGAGTAATTACACATGTATATCTAAGAGATCTTAAAAATACATTTACTGAAGATGATGTACTTTTAGGTTCTACTGGTTTTAGTTTTAGAATTGCAGAACCAGTAACATATTTCCCTAATGGTATTTTTTATATTGATTTTGGAACGGATGCTGCAGAGTTTGGACCATTTGTTCCAGGTCAATATTATCTTTCTCCCGAAGATATTAAAGTTCAAAGAAATTATTTAATTAAGTGGAATCAATCAGACGCTACCAATTCTCCTGGAGAACATCATACAGATGGTCATCCTATGCAGTTCAGTACTACACAGGATGGTTTATTGAATGGTGGGTCACTTTATTATAATAGTACAGGTGCAAGTGCAGCACCATCTACAGATTATGAGAATGAGTTACAACCTCTGTTCATAATGAATGAGGATGAGACTAATCGTATTTACTACTATTGTAAGAATCACAGATATATGTCTGGTTATGAAGGTCATGAAGGTTATATGATCTTAGACCCTACAGTTGAAGCACATACACCAACTAATGATTATTATATTACTGATTATTATTCTGGTGGTGCTTCACCAGATTACAGTAGACATGCTGATGGACACTCTAAGATCTTAGGTATGTCTTATGATGGTTATCCAATTTATGGTCCTTATGGATATAATAGTAGTGGTTCAGTTGCAAGAGAAACTAGTGGTTATAGATTAAAAACAGGTGCTGAAATAGCAGGTGCAAGACCACAAATCACTACACCAACAACTGTAACTTATGCAGTAACTCTTGCTAATGGTACTTACAATTTTGATGGTAGTCAGGTTTCATTCTTAAATCTATTAAGAGGTAATACATATATCTTCCAACAGAATGATGCATCTATGATTAATAATCAGATGTTACTATCTGGAACAGAAGATGGGTGGCATGTATCTTCTACTCCTCAAGATTCCTCATATTTGTATAATGGAGTTGGTATTAGTTATTGGTTAGAAGGATCTGAAGTAACGTATGCTGCATATAATTCTGGATTTAATGCGGCTTCTTCTAGAGAGATAAGATTTCTAGTTCCTGTAGATGCACCATTAGCATTATATTTCTTTGCTTATACATCTGCTGGAATAGGGGTAAGAACTGTTCAAGATGGTTATGTGATGGGTGATCTAGTTGAAGATAATATTTGGGATAATCAAGGTACTCTTGATGAGTATAATGGTAGGTTTGCTGTAACTCCAGAGTATCCAAATGGAACATATGCTTACTTTATGACAGAGGATAGTTCAGGTAATCCTGTATACCCATATGTTATTGGTTCTAGATTTTATGGTAAAGCAATATTTGAAGGAGACACTCTTCCACAGGCAGCAGACATTTTTCCAGGTGGAGCAGAAGGTGAAATTGTTTTAAGTGCTGCAAATCCTGGCCAGATTGATTATGTTAAGATGACCAAAATGGGAGATAATTATTTTGGTCCTGCTACAGCAAGAATTTTAGGTGGAGAAGGTAGTGGTGGTACTGGTAGTCCTATAGTACAAACAGTTACTGGTCTTTCTTTAATGAATGGTGGTAGAGAGTATTCATCTCCACCAACTCTTATATTTGAAGGTGGTGGTGGACAAGGTGCTGAAGGTGCTGCAGCTGTTGACACATTAGGACAAATTAAAGATATTTCTATAGTTGATGCTGGTGAATACTATGAAGAACCTCCTTATATTTTAATTACTGGTGGTGGAGGTATAGGAGCAAAAGCAGAAGCAAGAATTGCTCAAGGTTCTATTAGTGAAATAGTAGTTACAGACCCTGGTAATGGATATATTAATCCACCATCAGTTATATTCACTAAACTTGTTAACCTTAAACGTAAGACTAGAGCAAGACAGGCATACAACTCAGGTGCTAATTATCTTACAGGTCTTGTTAAAGATGTTGCTCCATCAGATACAACAATATATGTTGATTCTACAGACGCATATCCTGGTTCTGGTACTGTTATCCTTAATAAGGAAACAATAGCATATACAAATAAAGCTCCTGGTAAATTCTCAGGACTAACCAGAGGTGTAAACTTTAACTATGACCAAAGAGTTATTCTTGATATTGGACAGAATAATCCTGATGGTTCATCAGCATATGAATTTAATGTAGGTGACAGAGTTATTAGAAAAGTTGAGAATGCTAGTAATAAGGTTGCTAAAGTTTATGACTTTAATAAATTTACGAGAGAACTTCTAGTTACATTTGAAGTAGATGAATTAGCATTTATTGATGGTGGTAGACCATCAACTGAAGATGCTATTGTTCAGTTTGATGCTGGTGTTGCTAATAGTGCTCCTGGTGGATTTAACCCTCATGTTCTGTTAGATGACCTTGGAGGACCAGGTATTGTTACATTAACGGTTCCTATTGGTCTTATGATAGATAAGAAGTTTGAAGATGATGATGAATTGGATGGTGCTGGAGATGGCATTATAGATCTTGTTAATACTGGCACAACTTTTGAAAATCAAATTAGTCTTGATGGTGGTATGTATTTCTCATTATATGGTATTGAAGAAACTCTTGGTGGACAAAACACAACTCTATTCCAAGTTGGTGACCAGATTAAAGATGCTGCTATTCCGTTTAAATACGCAACCATTAGTGCTGCTGGAACATTGACTGATGGTGTAGAACATGAGGCACTTGTCAATTTGTTCTTAGATCCTAGTGTTTCAAATAATTTGTCATTTGGTGTTAATGAAATTGTAACTGGTTCTGTTTCAGGTGTAAGAGGAACAGTAGTTTCTTGGGATCCTGTAAATAGTATTTTACAACTTAAAGATATAACTCCATATAATACTGGTGATGTTAATAAGGGTGTGAATGGTTACTTATATGAATTTTCATACAATACAACTGTAGTAGATTTTGTATTGCAGAATCCAGGAACTAACTATACTGCACCACCAACATTAGTTGTTGAAGATATTGGAGATATAACAGCAACAGGTACTATTAATATGACAACTGCTGGTGACCAAGTAAAAGATATTACTCTTACTAGTGGTGGATTTGGAATAGTACAAAGTGTTGATGGGTTTTATGCTCTTCATCCTACAGTAACATTCACTCCTGCTGCTGGTGATACCACTGGAACTGGAGCGGCTGCTCAAGCAATATTAGGTGGTGAAGATGCAGTTGGTAATAGTGGAGCGAGATATAGAATTCAACGAATTGAGTATTCAACTATAGTTCGTTCCAAATAGACATAAATAAACAAGAGGACAATAGTCACTAGGAAATGGCAGCTCTATTAACTGATCAATTTAGGATTTTTTCAGCATTAAAATTTATTAAGGCTCTCGAAGGTCCAGACCCAACGCAATCCGATACGGATGCAGGTGCTACACGAGATCGTGTATACCTTTTTATAGGTAGACCACAATCGTGGGATAATGAAAACTCGCCTCCACAGGCAGTTGATTCATTCTCCGAATTTTCGGGTTCTTACGATGACATGATATCGTTGAAGAGAGTCCTCGCTTCTGATACTGTTCAAGTCTCTCGTAGAATTGACTGGGTTTCCCCAGAACAAACTACTGGTGGATTAGGTTTCACCTATGACATGTATAGACATGACTATTCTCCAAGTAAAACTGCTGCTTCTGGTGCTACTAAACTATATGATTCTGACTTTTACGTTGTAAATTCTCAGTATCAAGTTTATAAGTGCATCTATAACGGTACTTCTCCTAGCGATCCTAACGGAAAACCTTCTACGGTTGAACCTACTGGTACTTCTACCTCTATTGTTACTACTGGTGATGGTTATAGATGGAAGTATATGTACACTATCCCTGTTGCATCTGTTCTTAAGTTCTTCTCGAACGATTATATGCCTGTATTCACTAATGATGCAGTGAAGACAAATGCTGTTGAGGGTGAAGTTGATACTGTAGTTATTAATGCTGCAGGTACAGGTTACAATAACGGTACTTACGATAATGTTTCTATTAACGGTGACGGTACTGGCGGTAGGGTCTCTATTGTTGTCGATGGAGGTAAAATTATTTCTGCTACTGTTACTAGTGGTGGTACTGGATATACCTTTGGTAAAATTTCTGTTGACAATATTACTGGTATTGGTACTGGTCAAGGTGGTCAAGTCGATGTAATCATCCCACCTCCAGGTGGTCATGGTAGCGACACTGTTATCGAACTTGGTGCATTCCGAGTTATGATTAACGCTAAACTCTCATATGATGAGGGTGCTGGTGACTTCCCAGTTGATAATGACTACCGTCGTATTGGATTAATATCCAATCCCCTTAAGTTTGGTACAACTGAGTTGATATCAGATCTTACAGTTTCTGCTACTAAAGCAGTTATATTCAATCCAACATTCCAAGGTAACTATGTCCCTGACGAAATTATCACTCAAACTAGAGTTGTTGGTGGTACAAACGTTACTGCACGTGGAAGGGTTATATCCTGGAATGCCACAACAAAAGTCTTGAAGTATTATCAAAATGAAATTGATGGTATCTTCCCAGAAGTTACTGGTACACAGAATGAGTTTGATGGATCTAACGTTATAAGTGGTGCAACTTCAGGTGCAGCTGGGCAACCAGATGTAAACTTCCCTGCTGTTCCAAACTCTTCTTCTAGAACTATTAACAATACTGAATATGATTTGGGTATGAGATTTAATTCTGGATATGCAAAACCAGAGATTAAGTCAAATAGCGGTCAGGTTGTTTACATAGATAATAGGAGAGCAATTAGTCGTGCAAACGACCAAGTAGAAGACATTAAAATCGTAATCGAGTTCTAAACGAATGGCACAAAATACTAACTTAAACGTAACACCGTATTACGACGACTTTGATAAGAGTAAAAACTTTTATCGAGTGCTGTTCCGTCCTGGCTTCCCTATACAGGCAAGAGAACTTACGACTTCTCAATCTCTTATGCAGAATCAGATTGAGAATATGGGGTCGTACAATTTTAAAGATGGTGCGATGGTCATACCTGGCCAGATTGGTTATGATAAATCAGTTGACTGTATATTACTTCAAGAGAGTTTCTTGGGTGCTGACGTAGAAGCGTATCGTAGTCAACTTGACGGTAAGATAATTACAGGTCTAGCCTCTGGTGTTAAAGCACAAGTACTTTATAGTATATCTGCAACAGAATCTGAGAAAGGTTATATCACAATATATGTGAAGTATATTGAGTCTGGTGGTACAGCAAATAACCAAACTACTTTCTCAAATAACGAACAATTAGTCACTGAATCTGACATTACCTTTGGTAGTACTTTGATTGAGGTTGGTTCACCATTCGCACAACTTCTACCTACTGCTTCAATTTTAAAGGGTTCTGTTGCTTATGTGCAACCTGGTGTTTATTTCATCAGAGGATTCTTTGTTGACGTACCCTATCAGTATATCCTTCTTGATCAATATGGAACCTCTCCAAAATATAGAATTGGACTCGAAATCCTTGAGTCAATCGTCACCCCAGAAGATGACTTATCACTCAATGATAACGCTGCAGGCACATCTAATTATGCTGCTCCTGGTGCTCATAGGTTCAGAATAACAACCAACTTAATTAAGAAATTACTTACAGATGATGCTGATAAAGACTTCATCGAATTACTTCGTATTAACGGTGATAAGATTGAGAAACTTGTTGACCGTACTGCTTTTGGTGAGTTAGAAAAATCATTAGCATTAAGAACATATGAAGAGTCTGGAGACTATGTTGTACAAGACTTCCAGATCTCTATGAGAGATAACCTAAATGATGGGTTTAATAACGGTGTATATACTGCTGGAGAAACAACCAGTAGTGGATTTACTGCTGCAGAAAATCTTTATTCTATTGAGATAGGTCCAGGAACTGCATATGTTAGGGGTTATAGAATCAAAACTATGGCTCCAACTTATATTGATTTGGAGAAGCCCAGAGATACTAATTCACAACAGAATACTAATATAGGATTTACGTTAGGTAACTATTCACATATTAGTAATCTCTATGGATTCCCTAATGTTTCTGGTTCTACTATTAGTAATGCATATCAGACTGTAGAATTGCATGATGAATTTACAGCAACTCCTGGTGATGCTCAAGGTAATATAATTGGTTATGCTAGAGTTTCTTCATGTGAATTTGTTCAGGATCCTAATAGTACATTTGGTGATGCAGATGATAGATATAAATTAAATCTATTTGATATACAGATGATTACTGTAGTTCAAATAGCTTCATCTAAATCGGTTTCTCAGGGTTCAGTACTTACTGGTATGACATCAGGTGCTAAAGGATATATTATATCTGCTACCACTAGTAGCCATTTCCAGTTATATCAAGTAGAAGGTACTTTCCAAAAAGGTGAATCATTACTTCTTGATGGTGAAGTATTAGATGTAATTAGTAATACACATGTATATCAATATTCGGATGCAAGACAACTTGTAGCAAGAGATGAGAGTACTCAAGCAATAGAATTTACATCAGATCTTAGATTAGATGATGCTAAGATTGTTCAGGGTGCAACATTTACTTATGATGCTACTGGTGGTTCTGAAAAGATTACAGGTTTACAATCAAACTTTGCTGCTGACCTAAGACCAGGAGATAGAATATACTTCTCTGCAACAACATATGTTACTGTTGATTTTATAACACCATCAGCTTTAGGTAGTGGTAATACTTTAACTATTTTTGATTATTCAGCACAGACAGTTAATGTAACTCCTCCAGGTTCTAACTATCCTAGTGCAGGAACATATACAACTCTAATTCGTTATAGGTCTAAGTTAGTTGATACTTTAGATTCATCTCTATTGAGTCAAATGCCTAAGCCATACATCAAAAGTATCTCTGATGAATCAATGGTTTGTCGTAGAACATTTGATGCTCAGACTGTTGCATCAGATTCTGTATCAATCACTCTTCCAGAGAATGAACAGTTTGAAGCAATTACTAATGAGAACTACACATTAACTGTAATGGGTGGTACTAATGGTACTTATCCTATTGGTGATCAACTTCCAATTGATACTGCAAACTCTGGTGCTTTAGGATATACAACATTTACTTCTGCTGATAAAACAACTATCCAGATTGATAACCTAACAAACATTACATCTATTAAAGTAACAGCAACTGTTTCTAAGAACGTGACTGCTAGAAAGACAAAAGCAGCACAACAGATGTTTGTTATGAAAGTTAATAAGACTATCTCTAATAAAGATAAGTTAAATTATGGATTAACATATTCAAACCTTTATGGTACAAGAATTGAGGATAGAGAACTTTCTCTTGGATTGATGGATGGATATAAGATTCATGCAATATACGAATCTTTAGACCAGAACGATCCTATAGTACCATCTATTACATTAGTTGAACCAACTTTCTTTGCTACTGGTACTGTAGTTACAGGTAAGACATCCAAAGCAAGAGCGATGGTTGTTGACTTTAATACAAGTACTTTAAAATTAACTATCATATATCTTGATGGTAATTTTGTATCTGGTGAGACAGTTGAGGGTACTGATAGTAATAACCTTGCTATTAGTGGTATTATTAATGATGCTGTTGGATCTATTATCGAAGGTTCAAAGGTAATTACTGACAGATATGTTTTGGAGAATGGTCAAACTGATTTCTTCTATGGACCTTCTAAGTTAGTAAGAAGAAAAGGTTTTGCAACTCCTATTAGAAAATTAAAAATCGTATTAGATTATTATAGTCATTCTGCTACTGGAGATTACTTCGGTGGACAGTCTTACTTGAATACTGATTATAAGGATGTAACAATATATGGAGAGAAGTTCTTAGCAGATTACTTAGACTTCCGTCCAGGTTGTAAGAATCTTTATACAGGAACAGGGTCAGTTTCTTCTCCAGCATTTGTAAACTGTTCTACATTTGACTTTAAGTCAAGAGTATTCCCAACTTCAGGAACACCATCTGCTACGTTATTTGATGTACCTAAAATCAATAGTAACTTTAAGTGTGATATTGATTGGTATCTAAGAAGAATTGATAAAATTTATATACTACCTAATGGTGAATTCCAAATAATTAAAGGTAAGTCTGCAGAGATTCCACTTGAACCAGAAGGTTTACAAGATGGTATGCAGTTAGCAGTCTTAAGACACAAGCCTTATGGATTTGAACCTGCTGATGATGTAACTATTATCAAGTCTGATAATAAGAGATTTACTATGAGAGATATCGGGGCTATTGAAAAACGCCTTGGTAGTGTTGAGTATTATACTTCTCTTAATATGTTAGAGACTGATACATTCAACGTTGAGATAACTGATGCTTCTGGTAAGAATCGTTTAAAGAATGGATTCATTGTAGATGACTTTACAGATCATTCTAAGTCTCTTACTAAGTCACAAGATTGGGCTGCAGCATTAGATTTCTCATATGGTCTTTGCCGTCCTTCTCACTATACAACAAATGTTTCTCTAGTTGTTAATGATTCATTATCTCAGAACTATCAGAAGACTGGTCCTATTATAACATTACCATATGAAGAGGAACCATTAATTATACAACCATATGCTTCAAGAGTTGAAAATGTAAACCCATTTAACGTTTTTGCTTATATTGGACGTATTGATTTAACTCCAGCATCTGATGACTGGGTTGAAACAAATAGAGTACCACAGAATGTACAGAACTTAGAAGGTGATTTTGAGTCAACTGCTGCTAGCTTTAATGTTGATCAAAATGGTTTTGCACCAACACAATGGGGTAGTTGGCAGACTACTTGGACTGGAGAGCAGACAACAAGTACAGGACGTTGGAATTCAGGACAACCTAACCGTCTTCCAGGTGGTTGGGGTCGTGCAGTTATGGAAACAACAAGAGTTGAATCTGTAACTAATCAAACTAGATCTGGTATTAGAACAAGAGTTGTTCCAAGGATTGATAGAGTTAGTGCTGGTGATTCAGTTCTTTCATCTACAGCAATTCCTTGGATTCGTTCTAGAAACGTAGATGTTAATGTTGTTCGTATGAAGCCTAGAACATCATTCTTTGTATTCTTTGATGGACAAAGAGTTGATGCTTATTTAACACCTAAAATTATTGAGGTTATTAAGGATTCTACTACTGATTCCAGAACAAACTCTACACCATTTGTTGAAGGTGAAACTGTAACTGGTTTAACTAGTGGGTGTAAGTTACAAGTTGCTGCACCTAACGATTACTTCACATACAATCCTTATGATGATACGGAACTTCCTTCATCATATGCATCAACAACTAACTTTATTAACATCAACACAGAGTCTCTTGCTGCTCAAGCTGTAGGTGAATACTTTGGTAATGTTCAAGTTGGAGAAGTGCTTCAAGGTGCTTCAGGTGCTAGAGCAGTTGTTAAAGATCGTAGATGTATTTCAGACAGAAGAGGACAGTATAGAGCATCATTCTATATACCTGATGCTGGAATTGATACTAATCCTCGTTGGGCTACTGGTACAAGATTATTAAGATTTACTACTAATGAAAATGATTCTAGACTTCCAGGAACTGTAGATTCTGCTGCACAGGTAGAATATAGGTCAACTGGTTCTTTGAATACAGTTCAAGAAGTTATCCTCTCTATTAGAAATGCAGAGGTTACTCAAGATACTCAAACTCAAAGTCAGAGTATTACTACAACTATTAGAGAAGAAACTCGTCAGGTTGGTTGGTGGGATCCACTAGCACAATCATTCTTGGTTGATGAAGAAGGTGGTACATTTATTACTTCAGTTGATATTTACTTTGCTACTAAGGATGTTAATATTCCTATCTCTATGCAAGTTAGAACTATGGAGAATGGATATCCTACAACTACGATTCTTCCTTTCTCTGATACAACATTAACTCCAGAACAAGTACAGATCTCTGAGACAGGTGCTGTTGCAACTAGATTTACATTTAGAGCACCAGTTTATATTCCTCAATCTCAAGAACATTGTTTTGTTCTATTCTCTGATTCCAATACATATAAAGTTTGGATTTCTAGAATGGGTGAATTGGATATTACTGGAGACAGAACTATATCTGAACAGCCTTATGCTGGTGTTCTATTCAAGTCACAGAACGCAACAACATGGACTGCTGACCAATATGAAGATATGAAGTTCATTGTTAACAGAGCAGTATTTAATACATCTGTTGCTTCTAGAGTTACTTTAAATAATGCTCCATTGGATAGAGGTAATAGAGGTAAGATTATATTACAACCTGATGCAATTCAAACATTCCAACCTGAATTGCAGTTGGTTATGAACTCTACAACATTACCATTCAGTGCTGGTGCTCGTGTTTATCAAAAGACAACATTAGCTGAAGGTACTATTAAATCAGTTGCTTCTAGTGCTGGTGGTGTTCTTTTAACAATTAATGATATCTCAGGAACATGGTCTGCTGGTTCTAATACTGGTGGTGTTATTTCTAATAGATTGGTATCATCTAAGACACTTGCTACTATGACTGTAACAGGTGCATCTGGTGACTTCAGTGTTGGTGAGACAATTACTGGTAACTCAGCAACATCTCCTACTGCAGAAGTTGTTACTTGGACTCCAGGAACTAATACACTTACACTTAAGTATGTTTCTACTGACTTTACTGCATCTACTGAAACTATTACAGGTGGTGAATCTTCTGTAACTGCAACAGTTAATGCTATATCATATAGTGGTGATGTAATTGAGACAGGTGCTGTTAGTGATGCATATCCTTCAACATCTCCAACATATACAAGTGCTCAAAGAAAGGTTAAAGTATTCCATTCAAATCATGGAATGCATGATAATGATAATAATGTAACTCTTGTTGATATTGCTTCAGAAGTTTCTACAACATATCTAACGTCATCTATATCTGCTGCTGATACAAGTATTCAAGTTAATGATGGTACTGCATTCCATACTATCATTAATGGTGGTACTGTTGGAACAGCAAATGTTGGTTATATTAAAATAGATGATGAGATTATTTCATACTCTGCTATTAGTGGTGATGGTAAAACTATTACTGCTTATGAAAGAGGTGTAGATGGAACTACTGCTGTTACTCATACTGATGATAGTACAGTACATTGCTACAACTTAGATGGTATACCATTACCAGAATTGAATAAAACTCATGCTGCAATTCTAGCACCATCATTAGATTCTTATGAATTAACAACAAACTCAATTGCTAGATTGGGAATTAAATCTGGTGGTAATCATATTGAAGCATCTCAAAATATTCAGTATGAAGTTTTGACACCACAAATTCAAAAACTTATATTACCTAAGACTTCAGTAGATGGTACAGTTAATACTATTAGTGGAACATCTATTGGGGATGGACAAGCACTATCACAAAATTCATTCTCAAATACAGGTGAGTTTTTTGATGTAGTATTAAATGACTATAATGAGTTCCTATCTCCACAATTAATATGTTCACAGATTAATGAATCTGCTGAGTTGTCAGGTTCTAAGTCATTTAGATTAGATCTAACACTTAAGAGTGAAAAGGAAAATGTATCACCTATAATTGATACAGATAGGATGTCTATTATTCTAACATCTAATAGAATCAATAGTCCAACTAATATTAATTCTGCATTATTACCAGTTGGTGATGAGCATGAAGCGGTTTACATCACTAAGATTGCTACTCTTACTAATCCATCTGGTGCTATTAAATTAATGTTTAGTGCTACCCGACCACCAGATACACATATCAAGCCTCTATATAGAGTGCTACCTGCAGGTTCTACTGATAACATAGAGACTTTAGGATGGGAATTCTTCCCTACTGGTGGTGATTCTGTAATTCCAGCAACTACTGATGAAGAAGTTTATAGGGATTATGGATATGAAATTAGTGGATTAGACTTTACACAGTATCAAATTAAGATATTGTTTGTATCTCAAAACCAAGCTAGTGTACCTAAGATAATGGATCTACGAGCAATTGCTCTTGCTATATAATGGGTTATTTACCTATAAAAGATAAAGATGGATGGTGGAAAGACACCACCTCTGGATGTATTGAGTCTTCTGATAAGGCAGCGTATGATAAGTATATGAAATCTTATCATGCTGAACAGAGGCAAAGGGGTGAGCAGATAGCTTTACAAAATGAAGTTTCTGAGTTAAAATCAGAGATGAGTGACATCAAATCACTTTTACTAACGTTAGTCCAAGACAAAAAATGACAGATGATGCAACAGCACCTGTAGAAAAGGTGTCCCAAGAACAGATGTTAGCTCAGTTTCAAGAACGATTTAACAATGTCGTAAGTGAAAATGAAGGGTTGGCAAAGAAGATTAAGGAAAATGAGATCGTAGCATTGAAACTTCAGGGTGCTATAGAGGCTTTACAATATTATCAAGAAACTCCTCCAGAGGAAGTTGATAACGTAACAACTGAAGAATAAAGAGAGGGGGATTAAGTTCCCCCTTTTTAATGACATAAATAACTTGGAAGCAAGT